ACAAAAATACTCTTTAAAGGAATTGAGAGCAAGAAAAAACTGGACGCAAAAAAGAGTTGCCAGAGAACTTGGAGTTTCAGAACAAACATATAATGCCTGGGAAAAGGATATTTCTAACGTTGCTGTAAGTAAAGTAAATGCAGTGGCAATATTATTTGGTGTTACTCTTGACCAAATTTTTTTTGCTCAAGGACATGAAAATAATTCATGTAGAAGCAAGAAAGGAGAACAATGAACGAATTACAAATCTTTGAAAATGAAGAGTTTGGAGAAATCCGAACAGTAACTATTAACAACGAACCTTGGTTTGTGGGAAAAGATGTAGCAAAAGCACTAGGATTCACAAATTCTCGTGACGCTATAGCAACGCATGTATTTGAGGAAGACAAGGGGGTAGAGCCAATCGACACCCCTGGTGGAAAGCAAAACATGACAGTGGTTAATGAATCCGGCTTATATGCGTTGGTGTTTGGAAGTCGTTTAGATTCAGCAAAGAAATTTAAGCATTGGGTGACTTCTGAAGTTCTCCCGTCTCTACGCAAAACGAGTTCCTATGAAATGAAGAATTATTCACCGGAGATGAAAGCGATCTTAATGCATGATGAAAAAATCGTAAAGATTGATGGAAGAGTGACGGACCTTGAAAATAACATGGTGATTGACTACGGACAGCAACAGACTTTGAAAAATGAGGTAAATAAAGTTGTAGTCAATGCCTTAGGTGGAAAAGAATCGAACGCTTATAAGGAAGTGAGTAAAAAGGTATTTTCTGAGATCAATCATGAGATTCAAGAAAGATTCGCTGTAAATAGTAGAAACAATATTCCTAAAAAAAGGTTTGATGAGGCGATTGATTTTGTTAGATCGTGGCAACCAAGCAAAGGAACAAAATGGATGATTGATGGCTGCAATGCGCAGATGTCTTTGTAAATAAAAGGTAGGTGGTATAAAAGATGAATAAAGGAATAACAGGGCGTAGTAAAAAAACAGAAAAAGAAATACTCCGCCAACAGCTGGAACTATTAGCGGAGCAATCAAAAAGTGCATGTGAAGACGAAATATCTAAAAATACACATGCCATGGTTGAAATCTACAAAGAATTAAAAATTAGAAGTTTTCTTTTGTTGGCGTTTTTCTTTGTAGTGATTGTTAATTTCATCATACACATCATCATACTTATCAAGAAGTTGAGAAGGGGTTAATCCAGAAAGATCTTGATTTTGTAAATAAAGCATGGTGAGTGCTGAACGTTTTCCAGGCGGAAAAGAATCAGACATATATTTTCTCTCCTTTCTATGTACTTGGTGCTGCAACACCTGTACTTAAATTATAAGGAGAAAAGGAAATATTTACAATAGAAGAAAGAAGGTGAGCGAAATGGTAAAGGCCTATGAGCCACTTTATACCGTTCCCGAAGTAGCAAAGGTGTTAAAGACGAATAGAGAACGGGTTTACAAATTAATCAATACCGGGGAACTCCCTTATATCCTTCTTGGAAGTAAGAAAATAAGAGGAATGGATCTTGAGAGGTATATAAATGGTATCCCGCAGGCTGATCCAGAAAAGGAGAGTTGCGATGCAGGGTAAAGCAGAAAAGAGAATGTCACAGGCCCTTTATGCGGCAGGCTGCCTTTTGGCTTTGACAGGATATAAGATCCTGGCTATATGTTGCTGGGCAGCAGGAGTAGCATGGAAACATGAAATATAGAGGAGGATGGAAGATGAAATATAAAGTTGGAGATAAGGTCAGAGTCCGAGCAGATTTAAAAACAGACGTATGGTACGGATCGGATATGGCTACGGCGGATATGTGTATGCTTGGTGGAAGAATAGTCACTATTTCACAAGTTGGAGCTGGTGGTTATAAGATCAAGGGCGATGGCTTTCGCTTCTGGACTGATGAAATGTTCGACCCGGCGGCAAAGGATCTTATACAGCCAGGAAGTGTTGTAGAAACTCGAATGGGAGGGAAATACCTGTATCTAAACGATGTATTTTTAAGCGAAAACGGAGGTCTGTGCTTAAACGCTCTGGGGCTGGAAGAATATACTGACGACCTGCTCGATAACGACGGAGTATGCGAATATGATATCCAGAAAATCTACAGGACTTCAGGGAGAAAAATGAGGGACCTGTTCACGGATGAATATCTTACCTTGGTATGGAAACGTGAAGAATCAAAAGAAATGACACTTGAAGAAGTAGAGAAAGAGCTGGGCTACCCGATCAAGATCGTCAAAGGAGAATGAGATGCAGAAACTAAAAAAGCCCCGGAAGCTGGCACTTCAAAGGGCAAACACTAAAAATATATGTCTATGTGCATTGTAGCACAAACGGAGGTTTTTGAAAATGGTGAATGATAAATATTTATACCTTATTCAGCTCTGCATGGAGTTGCAGAGAGGAGAAGATGGTCGTATAGAGGAACGAATGGCAGACGAAAAACCAGGTCCAACAGCATTTGCTTGGTTTAGCGGTCATACGGCAACCCTGGAAATATGTATTCATCTGAATGGATGGGATGGAAATTCCTACCCGGATAAACGTTTTACATTTTATCTTTCGTTTGAATACGAAGAAACATTAGAACAAACATTTAAGGAATGCAGAGACCTATTAATTTCCCTTCTTAGAGAGGAGGGCAAAGATGGGGTTCTATGAGAAAGACGGACAGAGAGTGCCGGAAAGTAAAGCGTTTGAGTACGCTCTGGGAGCCGTAGAAACCGGAGACGCATTAATGGAAGATGCTTTCCTGGACTGGTTCTATCGCTGGGAACAGGGATGGCATTACTATGAAGATGAAGACATGTAAAAGGAGATAAAACTATGGAAAATATTAGAGATATTATCACAAATAAATTACTGGAAACAAAGAGAGAAGGGATGGAGGACCTGCTTGTCGGCCTTGAAGAAATAGGGTTCTGGGAGGCCCCATGCAGTACACAGTACCATCTTGCCAAAGCGGGAGGGCTTGCAGAGCACAGCTTAAATGTTGCGATTGCGGCGGATTCATTAGAGGCGGCTCTTTTGCCGAGTACGATCGGCGTCGATCACAACTCTGTTATTATCACGGCCCTGCTTCATGATGTAGGGAAGTGCGGGGGATTTGGTAAGCCAAATTATATTGAAAACATTTTAAAGAGCGGAAAACAGTCTACAAGCAAGCCTTATACATCGAACAAAGACCTGCTGTATGTAGATCATGAAATCCGATCCATTACATTCCTCGAGAAGTATATAGAGCTTACCGAGGATGAAGAGTGGGCGATCTTAATGCATAACGGTCTGTACGGCTCCTTCCGGTATCAGATTCAAGGGAAAGAAACACCGCTGTATCTAATCTTACACAGTGCGGATATGTGGGCGGCCCGTGTTATGGAAAAGGAAGAGGAGGACGCATGATGGTATTTAGGGATTTAAGAGCAGATGAAATAGAGTGTCGAGTAAATACAGTAAGCGAAAAAGGGTGTTCCTTGCTACTTTATAAGGATGCCCGATGTGATATGAACATCCTTGATGAAACACTTGGGGTCACTGGATGGAAACGGCATCACGAAGTCATAAACGGAAACCTATTTTGTACAGTAGAAATCTATGACGATGACAAGGAACAGTGGATTTCAAAACAGGATGTTGGAACAGAATCTTATACAGAGAAGGAAAAGGGGCAGGCATCAGACGCATTTAAACGGGCTTGTTTTAACCTTGGAATCGGTCGAGAGCTTTATACAGCTCCTTTTATCTGGATCTCCGCAAAGGACGGGAACGTGGCCTTGACAGACAAAAACATTGGCGGAAAACAAAAAAAGACAACATGGGATAAATTCTCCGTTGAACAGATTGTGATTGAGAACAAAAAGATTGTGGCAATGTCTATCAGAAATAACAGTCTAAATAAAACGGTAGCTCTCTACGACATCCGTCCAAAAAATGAAAAGAAGTAACATATGGAATGTACTGGGAAATTAAGTGGTCTGGCAATAGACTATGTGTCAGGACACCAGAAAATCGAGATTGAAGTGAACGAAGATGTGCGGCAGGAGTACGACCGCCTGAAAGACAAAGAAAAGTTGTCTGTGAAGATCGTACAATACAGGGCTAAACGTAGCCTCAATGCAAACAGATATTTTCATGAGCTTGTCGGAAAAATCGCAGACGTTACCGGGCAAAGTAACATCTATGTAAAGAATAAAATGATTTCTGATTATGGAGCGTTTGAACATGTGAATGGACATATTGTAACTCTTCCGCTCGATGACGATATAAACGCATATGATGTGGCATTTATCCATTTGCAGCCTACGGCAGAGACGCATATGAACAGCGCAGGGAAGGTATTCCGGGTAAATCTGGTCATGCGTGGATCTCACACCTACGATACAAAAGAAATGTCACGTCTGATAGAAGGAACCGTGGAAGAGGCCAAGGCACTAGGCATAGAGACGAAAACGCCGGAAGAGATCCGGGAAATGGAAGAAAGGTGGGGAGTGAAATTTGAAAAAGCTTAAGAGTGTGTTTACAGAAGATATGGACCATTGCTACTTTACCGGGTCCGCCCCGGTGGAACGCCACCACGTCTTTGGAGGGGCAAATAGAAAGCTGTCTGAAAAATACGGTTTTGTTGTTCCTCTCCGCCCGGATCTGCACCCAAACGGGGCCATGGCTACATGGTCAGAAAGTTTAAAGAAACTGGATGACCATTTAAAGGCCCAGGCGCAGAAATATTACGAAAAGCACTACGGAACCCGTGAGGACTTCCGTAGAGAGTTTGGAGGCAAGTCATGTCTATAAACAGTAGAGCAAAAGGAAAAGCCGGGGAATTGGAGCTTTCCAGAGTCCTCCGTGAGCATGGATATGATACCCGCAGGGGACAGCAGTACTGCGGGGCCAACGGGGACGCTGACGTAGTCGGCCTGCCGTACGTACATATCGAATGCAAGAGGGTGGAGAAATTGAACATAGATTCCGCAATGGATCAGGCTCGGAGCGATGCCAGAGAAGGTGAGATGCCATGCGTCATGCACCGGAAAAACCGGGAGCCTTGGAAAGTTACCATGTTGCTCGATGACTGGATAGAACTATACCGGGAATGGTCGGCAGGAAAGGAACTGATGGGAGAGTGATATTATCGAAACGTTTGTTAAACTGTTCCGGAAGTTCACCGAATGGGAGTGGTACGACGACATAAACGTAAGCCGGGTGTTTCTTCATCTTCTGATCACTGTGAACTGGACAGATAAGAAGTGGAAGGGGCAGGAGATTAAACGTGGGTCAATCGTATCATCTTATGAAAAGCTGGCAACCGAAACAGGGTTATCCGTAATGCAGGTCAGGACGGCTATAAAAAAGCTAAGATCAACAGGAGAGATAACAAGCAAAAGTAGTAACAAAAACACCGTATTTATCGTAAATAACTACGATTTGTACCAGGGAAGTAACAAGCAAAATAACGAGCCAGTAACAAGCAAACAACAAACAGATAACATTCAAATAACAACAACTAAAGAAAGTAAAGAAGTTAAGAAAGATATAAATAAAACAATGTGCAAGGCTGACGCCAGTGAGTTGTTTGAACGTCTATGGAAACTTTACCCGCTAAAGAGAGGGAAAGGGAAGGTGTCCGAAGCCAAAAAGAAGCAGTTACTTGATATTGGTTATGAGCAAATGGAAAAGGCTATTGACCGATACAAGGCGGACTTGGCAAAGGACGACTGGAGGAAACCGCAGAACGGAAGTACGTTCTTCAACAGCGGCTATCTGGATTACCTTGATGGGAACTATGAGAAGCCAAAGGCGGTTGTGAAGAAGCAGACAAATAACCAGTTCCACAACTTTGAGGAACGTGACTATGACTATGACGAGCTGGAAAAACAGCTCTTTAAACGGCAGATAGGAGGTTAGAGCATGGAGCAGATAGGATTTTTTGAGGATATCGGCTGCAAGGAGCCGCCGGAACCGAAGCTGAAGAAAAAAAGCCGGCCCATTCCGGAAGACCTGCCGGACAGCGCAAAGAAGTATTTTGCGGAGAGGACGGCTAAGGAGTGCCGCAGGGAAGGGCTAAGCACCGGGGACAAACGGAATATGGAGAACCGGATCTACGCATGGATGAAGGAGCAGGGGCAGGAACTTACAGCGCACCAGATCGCTATAGGGATGTGTCTGGCGGGGATACATTATAGCGAACACCGGCAGTCCGTAGCTCCCAGGCTAAAGGGGCTGGAAGAGCGGGGACTAATCGAGAAGACAGGGAAAAAGGTCTTTGACAAGGAAACCGGGGCTAGTGCCGGGACGTACAGAATCGTGGAGGTATAAATGGGGAGAACAGGGAAATACACGGAGGAATTTAAGAAGAAGGTAGCAAAAGACAGAGTAGAAAACAGCCTCTCTGTAAAACAGACAGCAAAGAAATACGGAATATCAAACGGCACCGTCTGCATCTGGACAGATATGTTCTACGATCCGTCAGAATATAGTTCTTACTTGGCTCTCAAATGCCCAAAAGAGGTAAAAGAGCAAGTTGTAACGGAGTATTTAGCCGGAAAAGGGAAAAGACAGATTGCCAGGGAGTACGGAATTTGTAAGGATACCGTGGAAAAATGGGTGGCTCAATACTGGAAAAGAGAAGAGAAACGAAGGTTAAGAGAAAAGCCAGAAAAGGGAGTATTCCGTCGCCCAGAGAAAATCGTAAATGGCAGGAGACTAAAAACGGTATATCCCACATCGGGCAGCGCATACGTCACCTGGGACAAATAGGTAACAAATAGGTATTTACCCGTGTTGGGTCTATATATATCACAAACGTAACAAGAAACCAGTAGGCATCCTGTTTTACAGCCCGCTCCGGCGGGCAGGAAGGAGGGAATATGAAAATACAAGATAAATGGTGCGGAACATGCTATTTTTACGATGCTATAGAGAAAACATGCCGAAATTGTGAAAGTGTAATAAGCGGGGCTATTACAGAGAATCATAAATGCAAATATTGGGAGGGGAACGAGGCGGATCCGGTAAACCATCCAGATCATTACACAAGCGGGGAAATTGAATGTATAGATGCACTAAAGGCAAGCATGTCGCACGCCGAATTTTGCGGATTCCTGAAAGGAAACGCAATGAAATATTTGTGGCGGTACGACAAAAAGGGCAAGGCAACAGAGGATCTGGAAAAGTCAAGGTGGTACTTGGATCGGCTGTGGGCAGAAACTAAGTCAGAGGTGTAAGTTGAGATTTATGAGGAGGAGTAGAGGAGTGAAATGTGCAGAAATTAGATGCAAAGACTTTAGATGTAAGCATAATAAAGGTGAACTCTGTAAAATAGAGAACGAAGAATTTCCGTGTGTAATGGTATGTGAAGATCATTCGGACTGCATGAATTGCATAACTGACTGTAATGAGGAAGTAACAGAGAACGAATTTATACTTAAGTAGGTTAAGATTTAAGGAGGTACAGAATGAGTAAGCGACCAGAGATAACAAAAATGTTGTCTTTAGCTATTAGAAAACATATAAATCAACGCAATGATCCAAGGGTCTATATGGCTGCCGAAGTTACATTCGACTATGGTACAAGTGCTGCGGTTCGAGTGGATTTCATGCGGTTTAAGCCCCTGAACAATACTGTCTCAGGGATTGAGAAAGGGGATTTTTATTGTTATGAAATTAAATCTTCCGTAGAAGATTTTCACTCAAAGAATGGACACAACTTCATTGGAGACTTCAATTATTATGTTATGCCGGAAGACGTTTATGAGCAGGTGAAGAATGAAATACCGTATAGAGTAGGTGTATATGTACCTGGACAAAAAAATTGCCGAGGCGATTGGTATGAATTGCGATCTGTAAAAAAGGCAGTAAGACAAAACAGAAAGAGACCTGTATCTGAAATGCTGCTCATGATGTTTAGATCAGCAGCAAGAGAAATTGTTTAACTTTAGGAGGAATTGAGGGTTTGTATTTAAAAGGAGAATAATCAACTAAACTGATATTTTATGAAGGAAGGAGGACGGAGCCTCCCGGGAAGATGCGCACCGGCTCCTCTGAACAGATGAAAGCAGTATTAAAATATCCAGGAGCCAAGAACCGGCTTGCAAACTGGATTTGTGAATATATACCAAAACACATGGTTTATCTTGAGCCGTTTTTCGGCAGTGGAGCGGTACTTTTTAATAAGTCACGCAGCCACATAGAAACGGTTAATGATCTTCATGGGGAGGTTGTTAATTATTTTAAGATACTCAGGGATGAACCGGATGCACTAAAAGAGTGTATTGAACTGACTCCATATTCCAGGGAAGAATACGACAATTCATACATAGAAAATACATCAGACACGGAGTTAGAGCGGGCGAGAAAGTTCTGTATTCGCTGCTGGCAGGGATTTGGATGTGCAAACCTATATCACAACGGATGGAAAAGCGGGCAACAACAGAACTCACCTAACCCAGCGGCGGCGTGGAGTATCCTTCCGGAAACATTACTTATGGCGGCGAAACGCCTAAACGGGGTGCAAATAGAAAACTTGCCAGCGGTAGAGCTTATAAGGAGATACGACACAAAGGATGTTTTTATATATGCAGATCCGCCATATCTTCACGGGACACGGAAGAATTATCTTTACAAACATGAGATGGAAAATGCGGAGCATGTAGAACTTTTAGAAATCCTTGCGGGGCATCCGGGAAAAGTCCTGCTATCCGGCTATGACAACGATCTATATAACAGTTATCTGTCCGGGTGGAAGAAAGTACAGAAAAAGACACAGGCAGAGGCAGGACTGCCGAGGACGGAAACTCTGTGGATGAACTACAAAACAGATCAAATGGACATATTTGATTTTATTTAAAATGGAGGGAGATAAAAATGCAGAAAATAGAAAAAGACGACATTATCATCAGAAAAGGGATCATTCATATCCTTGACAGCCATAACGGATACCTTGGCCTGTCTAATGATCTGCTAGATATGGGACCAGACCTCATGGAATTTGTTAGGGGCCATATCTTTAAGATTCTGGACAGCGATGATACAAAGAAATGCAAGTTTGATGGTAGCCTTTCCCCGATCCCGGCACTGCTGGAAGATATGCAGGAAAAGGAAGACGATAGTTTTATAGCGGTCAGCCGACTGCTGGCAGAAAGCCTTTTTGACATCATGTGCGACAGCGTGACGATTCCAGCGGCGGACCTGGTCGTTGTCAGTTTCCAGCTACACAGTGCCGTGTACCTGGCACTACTGAAAATGAACTATAAGGAAACATATGTGCATAAAGAGGAAGACAATGAAGTCAACGACATCGTGAAACAACGGATCATGCCAGTTGGCGGGGCAAAGCTCACAGAAGCTGTCATTGTAGACCTGTTAAAATATAAGGTACAGCTGGTAGAAAAGAAATACGAGATGCTCGCAGGGGACAAGATCAATTACATATCAGAGAGGTTCCTCAAGTGCCACGCAGATCTGGCGCCTAAGAAAAAGTTCCAGATCTTGAACAAAGTGATCACGGACATCAACAACAGATATGCGGATGTGTCTTTAAAAGACCGCTTGGATGCAAAAAGCAAGCTCCGTGAAGAATTTGCTGAAAAGAATGAGTTCCGTATCAATGAGATCGGCGACCGAATTTTCGGTGACGATGCAGAAAAAAAGAGCTTTTTTGATTATCAAATGGAGCGGTATGATATGCAGTATGACAAGTTCACCGTGGAAAAAGAAAACACGGTCAGAGGGCTGGAATACATCACAATAGAGACGGATGCCGGGATCGAGATTAAGATACCCATGGAAGAGTACAATACGAAAGCAAATGTGGAGATTGTAGAAGAACCGGGCGGAGGGAGCACGATTGTTATCAGAAATATAGAGCAAGCAACGATTAAGTAAGGGGGCTGGAGAGTGACAAAAAAGAAACTGAAACAGTACGGTGCACTCAAGAGGGAAATAGAGTTGATCGACACAAAGTTGGACCAACTTTATGACAGACAGAAGAATATCCCAACGGTCCTTGGAAAAGTAAGAGGATCAAGCCCAGAGTTTCCGTACATAGAGGTTCACACGACCGTACAGATGGATGAACCAGGGGAAGCAGATTCAGTAAAAAAATTGATCTCGATCAAAAAGGCACGGAAAAAACAGGTGAGTGCCGTAATGATAGAGATAGAACAGTTTATTGCAGGAATCCCAGATAGCACAGATAGACAGATCTTTGAGCTTACATATCTTGAGAAAAAGAAACAACGGGAGGTTGCGGAGATTGTAGGATTGGAGCAGAGCAGCATTTCAAAAAGAATTACGTCATATCTGAAACTTTCATACAATTCATAAAAATATTTGATATAATTATAATAGAGCAACTAGAATAACTATAGCAGTTGCAATGTTTATAGCTGGATGTCACGGTGGCGCCGCTGTGGCAACCAAGCTAAAGACGATAAACCAAAACACAAGGCGTATTGAAACCTCTATAATTTATTTTGATTTCCCCGGTGTCTTTATGATATCGGGGTTTTTAGGTGCTAAAATTGCCCACAATGCCAGTGCAAATGTTTGTATAATAAAGAAAAAAGGTGTAACAATAAAAGGATAGAAAAAACTTTAAAATACCTATAAACATTTAAAAATACTTAAAATCATGTAGAAACTTATTGAGATTTAAAGATAATCTAGTATAATAAAAGTATGAACTGTTGCACAACATATTGTGATAGCAGTTTATAAAGGAGGATGGAAGATATGGCAAGGGTATTTGATGTAGCAAAGTATATTTTGCACAAAAAAGGGCCTATGACAACGATGAAACTAGAAAAGCTCACATATTATTGCCAGGCATGGTCATTAGCTTGGGATGATGTCCCGTTATTTGACGAAGAGTTTGAAGCATGGGCAAATGGTCCAGTTTGTCCTCAATTATTTGAAAAACACAGAGGACTGTTCGTGGTAGATGAAGACATATTTACGGATAGTGGATCTATACAAAATGTATTTTCAGAAGATGAACTGGAAACTATGGATAACGTGTTAGAATATTATGGAGATAAAGAACCGCAGTGGCTTAGCGAGCTTACTCATAAAGAGGCTCCTTGGAAGATAGCAAGAGCAGGATGTGCGCCAGGAGCATATTGTAATGAAGTAATTACAAAGGAGAGCATGCAAAGTTACTATGGAGGTCTTCAATAAGTGTCAAAGAGCAAAAAGAAGAAGGTAAAAGTTTCTGAAAAACCGAAAGGGATTAAAGAAGCAAGAAATACTGAGAATCCTGAAAGTTATTATGATAAAACACCTAAATGGGTCTTCAAGGATATGGATGTAGATCACGAAAAATGGAGTCTGCAGAAATGCAACAACATTTATCCCTATATTATCGAAAAGATGAAAGATTACGAAGGAATGACCTGGGGAGAAATCATGAAGGCAACCGGAGGAAGAAGAACAGGGAATAATAATCACTTTGAAAACGTCGACGAATTTATCAAGGAAGCTCAGGAAAGATGGATAGAGCTAAAACTTGAGGAGTATTCGGAGGCGTTTTCGCTTCGATTGACAGGAACGCATAGGTTGTATGGGATATTGGAGGATGGAACATTTCGTGTAATATGGTATGATGAGGATCATGAAATATATAAATCAACAAAAAGACATACATAATTTATGAAGCGCCTATTTTGCAGGTGCTTTTTTAGTATAAAAATAGGGACATTTAGCTCAGATGGTAGAGCAGTCGGCTCATAACCGATATGTCCGGGGTTCGATTCCCTGAGTGTCCATTTTACACCTAGATGGCGGTCCAATAAATCCACGATGCGGGACGCAAAAAACTCATTTGTAAAAAACGTTGTATTTACGTGGAAGATGCAATGTGCGAATGGCTCTGGAGTTAAGATTAAAGAAAGTGCGTGAACGATGGGAAACGTGAGTACGAAACGAGGGCGCACAGGTGGTTTTCAAGGAGCAAAACTTTACAACTGTAATGGGTCTTCTGTGTTCTGTCCTATACAAACACAATTATTCTAAGAATGCAGACGTGGAGCGACCACGCTAAAAACAACCGTCAGTGCGGAGAACAGAGACGTAAAACAAACCTGCTGTGTCCGGCATGGCACACAAAATATCTTGCTACGGGCTAAGCCCGTTTGGAGAGTTGGCAGAGAGGAAATGCAACTGATTGCTAATCAGTACACCGGGAACGGTGCGGAGGTTCGATCCCTTCATTCTCCGTTATCCACTATAGAAGGAGGTGAGCCTTTATGGCAAAAGGTAAATATAAAGAATGGCTTGAGCCGGAAGGCTTACTGAAAATAGAGGGCTGGGCCTGCGATGGGTTAATAGATGAGCAAATAGCACAGAACATAGGAATTAACCCAGCAACACTATATGAATGGAAAAAGAGATACCCCGAGATTTCCAAGGCCTTAAAAAAGGGGAAAGAGGTTGTAGATCGCCAGGTAGAGAACGCTCTTTTGAAAAGAGCTCTTGGATACAAATATGAAGAGATAAAGACAGAAAAGACCGAAGAAGGTAAGAAGGTAACGGTCACGGTCAAGGAGGTCGTGCCAGATACCACGGCACAGATCTTCTGGCTCAAGAATAGAAAGCCGGAGCAGTGGAGGGATAAACAGCAGATAGAACACTCAGGAGGGATCAGATCAGAGAAGCTCTCTGATATTATTTCCCAATTAGGCGGTGAAGGGCTTGAAGAATAGTTTTCCATTATCACAAAAGTATATAGATTTTATAAATACTGTAAATGGCGTAGATGCAGATTTCTTAGAAGGAACAACGGCATCTGGCAAGACAACTGTGGGCGCAGGCGTAAAATTTATGAATATGGTCAGCCGCAGCAGAAAGAAGCTTCACATTATTGCTTCGAAATCAACAGGTACTGCGGAAAAGAATATCATCCATTCAGATAATGGCATATTAAATATTCACAAAGATGCCTGCTATTACGGGAATGGAGATAAGAATAACAAGCTACCACATATAAAATTTGAAGAGAAACTCATTTATGTGTTGGGGTATGACAACAAAGACAAATGGGAAAATGTCTTAGGTTCGCAGTTTGGATGCGTCTATATAGACGAAATAAATACCGCAAATATAGATTTTGTCAGAGAGATCTCAACAAGAAATGATTATATGATGGCAACGCTAAACCCCGATGACCCAAACCTTCCAGTCTACAAGGAATTTATTAACAGATCCCGACCTTATAAAAAATATAAAGGCGATGTTCCGCATGAAATTATGGCAGAACTGAAAGAGAAACCAGTACCACGGTGGAGGTATTGGTTTTTTACATTTAAAGACAATTTAAGTCTTACTCCTGAGATGATAGAAAAAAAGATCAGGTCTGCACCGCCAGGGACAAAATTACATAAAAATAAAATACAGGGACTACGAGGGAAAGCGACGGGCCTGGTATTCCCAAACTTCGATCGCAAGGAGCACGTCGTCCCTGCTGCCTGGATAAAGCAGCAGATCGCAGAAGGAAAGCTCCAGTTTAAGAAGTTTACGGCCGGCCTGGATACAGCTTATTCCACTAAGTCACCAGACACCATCGCAATGATCTTCCAGGGTATCACGATGGACCGAAAGCTGATTACTTTGGCGGAGAAGGTCTACAACAACGCAAAGCTTCAGGAGCCGCTAGCTCCTTCGGATACAGCAGTCAAGTTCATCGAATTTTTAGAACGCTGCCGGACAGAATGGGGCTTCGCGAGGAACGTGTTCGTAGACAACGCAGACCAGGCAACACAAACAGAACTTCGGAAGTACAAACGGCTGCATGGCAGCATGTACTCCTTTGTGGACAGCTACAAGAAAGTAGAGATCCTAGACCGAATTAACCTCCAGGTGGGGTGGATCCAGCAGGGATGCTACCTGGTTGTAGACACTTGCGCAGAGCATCTGTCCGAACTGGATCGGTATTCATGGGATGAAGACAAAGACAAACCGGAGGATCGCAACGATCACACAATCAACGCAAATCAGTACGCCTGGATACCGTACCGGGGGATGATTGGATATGAGGAGGATTAATCATGGAAGTAGTTAAATTGGTGCTTATGTGGATATTCCAGCTCGCAAAGCTGGGAGTTATCTGTATTACATTGCTAACAGCATTAGCAATGTTGACAGACTGGAAGAACAAAAAGTAAGGAGGCTGAAAAGTGGGATTTATTCAAAAAATGGGGGACGGCATACGGCGTGGGCTTCGAAGCTGGTTAAACATCACCCCGAGTAACCCGTACAGTATCCAGATCAACGAGGTTATGGACTTTGAGCTCTCTGCGATACGTAACCGTATTTGGTACCGCGGGGACGGAAACGAGCTGGAGCAGATGTACCAGCAAAATCCGGAATACGCAGACCGATTTAAGTTCTGGGCCTGCCGATCCACTCCGGGAATGGAGATTCGGAAAATCCACACCGGACTTCCAGGAATGATCGTTCGAATTTTAAACAGCATCGTCGTGGCGGATATGAACGACTTTCTGTTCGAGAACCCGCAGCAGGCTCAGCTCTGGAAGGAGATTGAGAGGGAGAACAAGTTCCGAAAGAAGTTCGAGAAGAGCCTCAAAGAGGTTCTCTACATCGGGGATGGGGCATACAAGATCACCGTGGATACCGGGATCAGTCCGTATCCGATTCTGGAGTGGTACCCGGGAGACCGCGTGGAGTATGTGTATCACAGGGATCGGATCAAAGAGGTTGTGTTTAAAACGCCTTACGATTACGAGCACCAGAAGTACATCCTTTATGAGCGCTACGGATATGGCTATATCAAAAACGAACTGTACCGTGGCAATCAGGTAGTTCCACTCAATGCGATCGACCTCACAAAAGATCTTAAGGACTGGGCGTTTGACCCGACCACAATCCTTGCAGTCCCTCTCCAGATCTATGAGAATACCAAGTTCGAGGGGCGGGGCGGCAGCATCTTCGATGGGAAGTTAGACTGCTTCGATGCCTTCGACGAGGCATGGTCACAATGGATGGATGCCCTAAGAGCAGGACGGGCAAGAACCTATATTCCGGAGTCCTATATTCCGAGAGATCGCCATACAGGGGAGTTTATGAAGCCGAACCCTTTCGACAACCGATTCATTCAAGGCGCGAATGACATGTCAGAGGGGGCAAAGAACGAGATCTCGACTGAGCAGCCGGACATTCCGCACGAAAGCTATTTGGCAAGTTACTGCACCGCTTTAGACCAGTGCCTCCAGGGGCTCATTTCACCGAGTACCTTGGGCGTTGACGTGAAGAAGCTGGATAACGCAGAGGCGCAGAGGGAGAAGGAGAAAGCAACACTCTACACCCGGCAGGCAATCGTGGAGGCACTCCAGGAAACCCTACCGGACGTTGTGGCCGCTTGTATCAATGCCTTCAATTTCCTAAACGGACGACCAGTCGAGGAAATAAAGGTCGACATCCCGTTTGGGGAGTACGCAAATCCGTCTTTCGAGAGCCTGATAGAAACCCTTGCAAAAGCAAGGCCAGGATCTCCGATCATGAGTATTGAAGCCCAAGTGGAGGAGCTCTACGGCGATAAGAAGGATGAGGATTGGAAAGATGACGAGGTCCAGCGGCTCAAGCAGGAAATCGGGATCGAAGTGATTGACGAGCCGAGCGTGGCAGGATTGGACGGATTTCAGCAAAGCCTGGAAGAACCGGTGCAGAGGAAACCTGAGCCGGGGAGTACGGAGAAACATCCCGAAGGAGAAGAACCGGAGGAGCCCGGATCAGAGAAGGAACCGGATCCTACCTTCTCGAAGGGCAAACAAAAGAAGAAAGGTGAATAGCGATGCCGGAGCAAAAACCAGACGAGGGGTATAACCTGCGGAGGATCTTCGAGGAAATGGAGCTTGAGCTGGTCAAGAGCCTGCGGCGGAACCTGTCCCGGCACGAAACAGAGGAGAAAAAAGAGAGATTCCGCTGGGAGATGTGGCAAAGGACAAAGCTTCGGAATCTTCGCAGGTATCAGAAAGAAAATCGGGAAATCGTTGGGAAGATACGTCCGGAAGTACGAAGAACAGTAAACCGGGCGATTCGAGAGAGTTACACAGACGGGCAGAACATGTTTACACGGGCCTGGAACCGGATTAGGCAGCTTTTCCGGAAGAAACAGCCCGGTGTACGATTCCCTGAAGGGCCTACGAAGAAAAGCCTGGACATTCCAGCGGCTCAGGAGACCGCCTTTTTCGGGATCAACGATAAGAAAGTCAAAGTCTTGCAGGAGTCGGTCCAGAACGATCTCCAAAGGGCGGAGTCTGCTGTCCTGCGACGTATGGACGACGTGTATCGAAGGACCGTCTACTCCGAGCAGATCAAGCTTGCTGCGGGCGGAAAGACACTTGACCGAGCGATCGACGAGGCAACGAAGCAGTTCCTCCAGAAAGGGATCGACTGTATCGAATATAAGAATGGCCATCGGGTTAACATCGCCAGCTACGCAGAGATGGCGCTTCGGACCGCGTCCCATCGAGCTACATTGCTTGGGGAGGGAAAGAAGCGGGATGAGCTTGGGATTCACACGGTTGTGGTATCTGCCCATGCAAATACCTGTCCTCTTTGTGCACCTTGGCAGGGAAAGGTCCTGGTGGACGATGTATTCAGCAGCGGTACGAAAGAGGAGGCACAGCGTCTTGGCTATCCGCTCTTGTCCGAAGCAATCAAAGCAGGATTATTACATCCAAACTGCCGGCATACAATCGCTACTTATTTTCCGGGTATTACGCCGATCCCGGAGATCCCGGACGCGGAGAAAGCCCGAAAGACCTACGAAGCGGAGCAGAAGCAAAGAGCGATCGAGCGTCGAATTAAAAAATGGAAACGGATCACAGAGGGGACCGTGGATGCGAAGAATCGCACGTATGCGCAGCGAAAAATCAGAGATGCACAGCAGGAGATGCGGGACCATCTCGCTGAGAACCCAGAGCTACGACGAAATTACTCTAGGGAGAAATCCAGGGAAATTCCCAGTGGGGTATCGGATCCCGAACTAAGACGTGGTATAATAGAGACAGAACTTCGGAAAGTCGGTGTAAAAGGGGAGATCCACACGACACCGAAACAAATAGACGTAGAGAGCCTGTCCTTTGATGACGCCCACGTCAACGCTCAGCGGCAGCACGGAGTGTCCGAGGCAGAGGCGAAAGAGTTTATTCGGTCTGCACGGGGATCTGTGACCGTGTGGAAAGGACAGTATGAGCGGTACTACTCCGATCAGGGAGTGGCCTATGTGGATCTGAAAAATAATCTAATCCGTACTGCGTTTAAGCCGGAGGAATTTTCCGAGAATGTAGAAAAGATTTTGGAGGTGTTGAAAATATATGAGTGACATATTCAAGTGCCCACTGCTGGGGCGGGAAATAGCAGCAGGGGAGTGCTTCGACATCCACATGGTTGTAGAGGATGGAGCACCGGAGTGGACAGCGCCAGAGGGAGCCATGGACCACCCCGACTATAAGCGGATATGCAAAGCATGTCCGAACCATAGAGAGTAGGACCACCAGTCAGTTTATGGCCGGTGGTCTTTTTCTTTATAAAAACAGGAGGTTTTACATGAAATACAGAAAGAAACCCGTTGTCGTAGATGCTTTTCAGCTTACCGACTATGTAGACATGGTGGCCCCAGACTGGTTCACCGAAGCCGTAAATAAGGAGGACGTATTCATTGACCGGAGTATCGTGGACGGAGCCGCCCGGATCTACGGGTGTACCGTTATGACACATGAGGAGCAGATGCGAGCAAAACTAGGGGATTACATCATCCGGGGAGTAAACGGGGAGTTGTATCCGTGCAAATCAGATATTTTTGAAAAGACATACGAGAAAGAAGGAGGTGAGACTATGGGATGCAGAAAAGGCGGAAAGAAAGGCGGACGTAAGTAGAGGAGGTGATCCTTTATATCTCCCTTTAAGGCGCGGGGTTATGCGTCTTCTTTTTGTGCCCGAAGGCTTAAAACTACCCGGAGACACCGGGATAACAACTGTTACGGGAGACACCCACAAAACTGTGAAATCAAGAGAGACACTCTTAAAACTGTGAAAGGAGCAAACAATGAGGAACACGATTCCAATGAATTTACAATTTTTTGCGGAGCCCGGAGGCGATCCGGCAGGGACAGAACCAGCAGCAGGGGCAGCGGCTCAAACAGGACAGCAGTCTGTTGACATTGATTATGCAGCCGCAGCGGAGGTTGTTGCTGGGAAACAAGCAGCAGTGGTTGATTCTGTCTTAAAAGGGTACTTCAAGCAGAAGGGCTTGAGCAGGGAAGATGCAGACCAAGCGATTGCTGCATTTAAGGAGCAGCAGAAAGCACAGCAGCCGGACGTTGAGGGATTGCAGACCCAAGCAGCTGAGGCTACACAGATGGCCCAGAAAGCACAAGTGGAGAGCAAAGCTATCCTTACGGCCGTAGAAATCGGTATAGACGCAAAGTCGATCCCTTATGTACTTAAGCTTGCGGACTTTAGCCAGGCAGTTGGGGCAGAGGGGGAGATCAAAGAGGATGCAGTGAAGGAAGCATTAGAAAAGGTACTGGAAGACGTTCCCGCGCTGAAACCAGATCCGGCGGGGAAGACTGGTTTCGTCCAGGTTGGAACCGGCGGCGGTAACAAGGAAACAACAAATAACGACGATGCCTTAAAGGCAGCGTTTGGATTATAGAAAGGAAAGTGAAGATATGGCAGTTTATGAATACGCAGAGGCGTTTACAAGCCTCTTGCAGCAAAAATATGCAAAGGAATCATGCTCAGATGAGCTTACAAAGAGCAACCTTGCAGTGAAGTTTATCAATTCGAAGACGATCAAGCTCCCGAGGATGGCGGTATCCGGCTATAAAGACCATACCAGAACCCCAGGGTTCAACGCAGGTACCATGAGCAACGATTACGAGGCAAAGGTACTGGCACATGACAGGGATATCGAGTTCTGGGTAGATCCGATGGACATCGACGAGACAAACTTAGCTCTCTCCGTAGCAAACATCCAGAATACCTTCGAGACAGAGCAGGCGATTCCGGAAAAGGATTCCTACAGGTTTTCTAAGCTGTACACTGAACTGAATACTTTTTCCGGAAGGATCAACACGGACACTATCACTGCAGCAAACTTCCTTGAGGCTTTCGACACCGAAATGTCCTACATGGATGAAGCTGGGGTGCCGGAAGAAGGTCGTATTTTATACGTTACCCCAACGATGAAGAAAATCGTAAAAGAAGCAGAGGGAATCCAAAGAGTTATGGCGGTGACTACTCCGTCTACGATTAATCGCAATGTCCACTCGCTGGATGATGTAACGATCAAGATGGTCCCAGCAGCCCGCATGAAAACAAAGTACAACTTTACCGAGGGGTGTGTAGCTGCGGAGGATGCAAAACAGATCAACTTCATCTTAATCCACCCGACTTGTGTTGTATGCCGCGACAAGTACAGCTATATTAAGCTGTTTACTCCGGGTACAGATTCCAGGACCGCAGACGGGTATCTGTATCAGAACAGAAACTACGGTGACCTTTTCTTGCTGGAGAAGAAAGTCGAAGGCTGCGTAATTAACGCCGAGGCCGCAGGAGCATAAGGAGGAGTGTCTATGATAGCAGTAAAAGGAAACAAGGAATATACGATCGAGCAGAGTCAGCAGAAATTTTATCAGGATGCTGGATATGACATTAAAAATGATTCTGGGGAAATAGTTGCCTACGGTAAAGGAAAAACCGTACCCTATGGGGATTATGTGAAAGTAGTAAAGGAACTGGAGGCCTTAAGGGCCAAAAAAGAGAAGAAACCCGCAGCGAAAAAAGAAGGTGAGTAGATGGCTTACGAACCTTATGTAACCGCGGATTATTATACAAGCGTATATAAAGGCAGCATTGTGCCGGAGCAGGACCTGGAAAAGGCGCTCCGGCAGGCCAGCAGGCACGTAGACTCCCTGACTTACAACCGGATTGTTGGGCAGGGTTTTTCCAGTCTTACAGAGTTTCAGCGAGATGTGATCCAGGAGGTTGTCTGTCAGCAGGCTGACTTTGAGACCGAAAACGCAGATGAGATCAGTACCGTTCTCTCTGGTTACAGCATTAACAGCGTTTCGGCGCAGTTCGGTAGCTCTTGGAATGTCTTTGTTGAGAAAGGCATCGCTATGAAGCGGGATGTGTATGCTTTGCTGTCTCAGACAGGCTTATGCTGCCGGTTAGCGAGGTGATCTTATGAGGTATCCATGCTTGGTGCCAAAGCGTTTGTGCAAGGTACCGATCCATATCCGGATCGACTCCGAAGACTTGTCCCGGGAAGGGGAGCCAATTCCAGCCTTCCAAGCGGACCTTCATTGCAACTATCAGGACACCGCGAAAACGGTATTCACACCGGACGGAAAACAAGTACAGCTGACAGGGATTGCACTTTTCCCTGGAGACATTGCCCCAGATCTTCCTACCCTGAGCGGCGGTGTGGCTACCGTTTGCGGTGTGGATCGGACGATCTTTCAGGGAAACAAGGCTCGAAACCCCAACGGGACCGTAAACTACACGGAACTGAGGCTGATCTAATGAGTGTGAAAGTGAAAGTCACGGTATACCCCGGGGCGATTAAGCGCTTGGAGAGTGCAAAGAAAAAGGCCTTCGATGCAACAGTAGAGGCTGTACTTGCGGATATAAAGGCCTCTGGGGTCGTTCCGAAGGATACGGGGGCCCTGGAGGATAGTGGATTTACGATAATCGAGGATATGGTGGCTTACATTATTTTTGATATCCCCTACGCTCGCAGGCTCTACTGGCATCCGGAATTTAATTTCCGGACAGATAAAAACGTAAATGCTCAGGGCTTATGGATGCAGGCCTACATCGACGGAGAGAAGAACAGCTTTGTAAAAGACACGTATGGGAAATTTTTAAAACAGTTCGGAGGAGGGCTAATCAAATGACACTAATAGACGTTCTGGATTTTTTAGAAGAGAAGGTCGACTGCCCGAACTGGTACGCAGGAAAACGATCGGATACCGCAGAAAAGAGCATCACGGTGTACCCCACAGATGGGGTCGCGCCGGTGCTGCCTCTTGGCGGGGTAGATCGGGGGTCCTACGCCACCAAGGCAGTTTCCGTGTTTGTCCATTGGGGCAAAAATGTGACAGCCGCGGAAGTAAAGGCCCAGGAGATCTACGATTGCCTTTTTGGTCAAACTGGGACAATCGGTGGAAAAGAAGTTATCAAGTTCGATATGCGGACCGCTGAGCCGGTCGGTATCGGGACGGATGACAAAGGCATTTTTGAATATGTAATCAACTTTGTAATTTATTACAGGAAAGGAAAGTGAAAGTATGGCAGATAAAGTATCACTCGGGGTTTTCCCCGTTTATAATATGGTGTTTAAGATCGGTACAAAAGGCGTAGCTAGCGAAGACGCGGACATGGTCCCGGTTTCCGATATGGAGAGTTTCGAACTGTCCGTCGAAGGAAACGTGGAAGAGTGGACGCCGATGACAACCGCAGGTTGGGCAAGAGTCTTAATGACGGGGAAGAAAGCATCCATCTCGCTGAAAGGAAAAAGATCCGTAGGGGATCCTGGGAACGACTACGTATTTGGGGTAACCTGGAAAGATGGCTTGGATTGTTCTACTAAAGCATCCATTGAGTTTCCGGACGGATCCAAACTTAGTTATAACTGTGTACTGGATGTGAAGACACTCGGAGGGGACTCCACGAACGTTGCACCACTCGAATTTGATATGAACGTCGATGGAAAACCGGAATACACACCAGCACCATCACTAGGAGAATAAGGAGATTGATTATGGGAAGACAGTATAACCTTGCAGAAAGAATTTTAAACAGCGGAAAGAAGCCGACCATCGTGATCGACGAAGATCACGAATTTACAATCAACAACAGCCGAAGCGTGGCAATTATGCTGGATGCGATTTCTAAGGATAAGGACCTCGGGGAGTTTGAGCAGCTAGACAAGATGATTACGACCGCCCTAGGGAAAGAAGCGTCTGACTACCTTCTGGAACAGGATTTTCCGGAACCGGTTTATGTAGACATCTCGAAAGTCATCATGGCGAGCCTTGCGAATCTAACCCTCGAGGAGGTGGAAGAACAAAGCCAGACGCCCAGGAAAAAGGGTAAAAAGTAGCTGGTATGACTTATACGAGGACTGGGACCTTATTGAGGCTTCTTTCGCAAAGCAGTACGGGATACGCTTAGAGACAATGACCGGGGATAACGACATGTCCTGGGCGGAGTTTAGCCGGCTATTAAATGGGATTATGCTGAATACCCCTCTCGGGAGTATCGTCCAAATCCGGGCAGAAGAGGATCCCGACATCCTCGAGCATTTCACTCCGGAGCAGCGCTCCATCCGAGATCAATGGCGGACAGAGCACAACCCGGTGAAGGAGATGACAGAAGAGGAAAAAGAAGAATCCGTAAAAGAAGTACAACAGCTTATCGCACAGATGTTTAGTTAGCACCCGCAGCTTATTGCGGGTATTTTTTTTATATGGAAAGGAGGGGTATAGGTGAGCGACAGCGTAGGGAAGATTAGCTTAGATCTCGAGATACAGTCCGACATAGAGGGGCAGGTCCGGCAGGTAGCCGGAGCAATCGGTGGACAGCTGCAAAAGACATTGAGCGGCAGCATGAAGTCCGCTATGGCAAGTGTGAAAAACACAATGTCACAGGGAATGAAGTCAGCTGGAAACTCTGCTAAGAGCGCCATGTCAGGAGTGGCGAGCAGCATTAAGTCTACGATTGGAAAAGCGATGCAGGCGGTTAGAAACATTAGGCTGCCGCGGGTCAAAGTAGATGCGCCAGAGCGGAGTGTGCCGCAGCCGAGCGACACCGTAAAGGCACCAAGCGCTCCGAGAGCACCCCCGAACATGAGCATGGACCAGATGGTCGCCCAATCTCAAAACTGGGAGGCGGAACTGGAAAATATCAACCGCCAGATCGGCATGAATCAGCAGAAGCTTGCTGAGTTTCAGCGCCGATACAATCAGGCCGTTAATCCAGAGGCCAAAAACAAAATATACGAAGACCTCCTAAAAACGGAGGCAAAGATCGTACAGCTGACCGGAAAATCTGATCGGCTGGGCTTTAGTTTGTCCGCGCTCGACGAAAAAATGGCGGGTGTTGGAAATGCAGCAAATACATCCGGAAACAAAACAGGGATCCTCTCGCGAATGATGGGGGATCTTCGGCAGAAGCTCGGACAGACAAACACCGCAGCCACGAGGACACCGTCTGTAATGCAGCGGATCAAAGGGATGTTTACATCCTCTGGAAATGAAGCCCGAAAAGCAAAAAGCGGGTTTGATGCATCCGGAAGCAGCCTGAAAATCATGGCTCGTTCTATGGTTACCTGGGGGATGATTTTCCCGATGGTGATTGGCGGGATCAAGGCGATGGCGAATGGCATTTTTACATCTTTACAGACAAATGCACAGTTTTCCAACTCCCTAAACCAGATCCGCACAAATCTGATGGTCGCATTTATGCCGATCTATCAGGCAATCCTCCCCGCGATCAACGCGCTTATGAGCGCCGTAGCGACCGCTACGCAGTATATTGCAAGCTTTATCAGTGCGCTTTTTGGAAAGTCGTTTAAGCAGAGCCTTGGTGCCACAAAAAATCTGGTAGCTGCCAAGGATGCCATGGGTGCCTATGGCGGGTCCGCAAAGAAGGCCGGGAACGATGTGAAAAAGGCTGCGGATAAGGTTAAAAAAGCGAACCGGTCCATCATGGGATTCGACGAACTTAACACGTTAAACCCGAAGGAAGATAACAAAGATTCTGGATCAGGAGGCGGAGCCGGATCGGGAGGTGGAGCTCCAACTTTGGTAGATCCCCCGAATATGGGCGCCGTGGATGCGGCCGTAATGCCCTGGGTGAAAAAGTTCAAGGCCCTGATGGCGCAAATTTTTAAACCATTTCAGGAGGCCTGGGCGAAAGAGGGCCAGAATACAATTAATGCAATGAAATTTGCGCTGAATGGGATCTGGAACCTGATTAAGTCGATCGGCAGTAGCTTTTTAGAAGTTTGGACAAATGGAACTGGAACAAAGATCCTAACAAACATCCTGCTCATTATCCAAGACATTCTAAAGTTCATCGGGAATGTAGCGAACACGTTCGCAACGGCATGGAATAAGGGCAGCATCGGTACACAGATCGTACAGAGTATTGCCAACGCTTTTAATAATGTGCTTATTTTTCTGCATCGCGTAGGTAGTACGTTAAATGAAGTGTGGGGGAAAATTGGTCCCTCTGTGGCAGACACCTTTATGGGGGTGCTTAAGTCCATCTCGGGTGTACTGGAAAATCTCTCAGAAAAGTTAATCTGGGTATGGGACAACGGGGGGAAGCACCTATTCACTGGCTTTGTAACACTCGGAGCGAAGATCCTTGAGCTGGCCGGTTTTATTTTTAACAACTTCATCGCGCCTTTCGCAAACGGACTTATCAATATCCTAGCGCCGGCGCTGGCGAAAGTGATGGACGCTGTAGGCTGGGTATTGGATAAGTTGTCAGGTTTAATTGATTGGCTTATGGGGAGCGGAAAACCTGTTTTAGAAACAATAGTGACCGTGATCGGGAGCATCGTACTGGCGATCGGCGCTGTAAAAGCAGCACTGGGGGCCTTCTCGACCATACAGAAAGTCTTCTCGACCATACACAGAGCGGTCTCTCTTGTGGGGTCTGTTTTTGGGGCATTAGCAAGCCCAGCAGGAATTGCTGTGGCCGCAATAGCTGCTGTAGTCGCGGTCGGAGTCCTCTTATATCGTAACTGGGACAAAATCAAGGCGGTGGCTTTGGTTGTCTGGAACGCGATTAAGAACGCGATAGGTACTGCGATTAGTGCGATCGGCGGCTTCTTTGTTGGCCTCTGGGAAGGAATCCAGTCTATATTTTCAGGCATCGGGACGTGGTTTCAACAAAAATTTACCCTGGCTGTTACAGGAATAAAGACTGCTTTTTCTTCGGTAACTGCTTTTTTTAAGGGCATATGGTCTGGGATCACGAAGACATTTGCGAATGTCGTAACGTGGTTCTCAACAAAATTTTCACAAGCTGTTCAGAAGATCAGGAGCGCTTTTTCCGGAGTAAAAGGATTCTTTCAGGGAATCTGGAAGGGAATCAAGGGCGCATTTGGCGACATCGCGGGCTGGTTCCGGGGAAAATTCTCCGCAGCATGGACGGCTGTAAAAAACGTATTCTCGAAAGGTGGGAAGGTTTTTTCCGGGATTAAGGACGGAATTTTGAATGGTCTTAAGAGTGTTGTAAATGCGCTGATACGGGGAATTAACCGGGTAATATCAATTCCGTTTAATGGAATAAATTCTGCTTTACGGTCTATAAAAAGCGTCAGCATCCTTGGAAAGAAACCGTTCGGGTGGATGCCAACCATCAGCACACCTCAGATTCCGTACCTGGCAAAAGGTGGTGTTGTCGACCAGCCAACTCTCGCAATGATGGGTGAAGCCGGAAAAGAAGCCGTGGTGCCTCTGGAAAATAATACAGAGTGGATTAACCGGGTAGCGGGAGAGCTGGCCGAACACTTTAGAAACAGCGGCGGCTCATTAACTCGCAGGGATCTGGAGGAGGTTCTGGGGCGCGAAGTTGACCGTCTTATAGACGCTTTGGCATCTATGGGATTCTATATCGACAGTGAGCAGATCGCGAAGGCAAATCTAAAAGGACAACGAAAACTAGACCGAAGGAAACACCCGATAGTCCGATTTACGTAGAAAGGAGAGTAAAAAATGGCTGAATTAGGTATTTTGAAAATTGACGGCGCCATCATGCCGGACCCTCTCCTGGAGGGATACGGCTGGGAGTTAAATGACATCTCTAGTGAAGACTCAGGAAGAACGATGAAAGGACGAATGATTAAAAAAAGGGTGACGCAGACTCGAAAAATTTCATGCAAGTGGCCGCCGTTGTCCTTGTCAGATGCGTCGAAACTCTTAAAAGCCGCAGCTGATCCGGTGTATATGGACGTAACATTCTATGACCTAAAGGAAAACAAGTTTATGACGAGAAAATGTTACACAGGAGACAAGTCTTGCACCGGTTTTTTGACAGTGAAGAAGGTAGCAGGCAAGCTAATGGCATATGTATCTGGGATTGCCTTTGATTTTATAGAAGTGTAGGTGGAAAATGAATATCACAACAGACCGGTTTAAACAAAATATCTATGAAAAAGGCTACCTGACCGCAAAGGCAAAAGTCACCTTTAGGTCAGGAGTTATATTGGAAATTACTGACGACGATCTCATGGAGGGAGGCCTGTCCATCGACGACAGCGTGGGGGACTCCTCCTCTTTTGAGGTCGGGGGTGCGGTGATAAACAAATGCACCTTGATCCTCAATAATTTTGAGCATAAATTCGATAAGTATGACTTTGCCGGGGCGGAGTTTGTGATATTTGTCGGATTTGTCCTCGAAGACCCGGAGACCGAGACGGAGAGCACGGAGTGGATTCAGAAAGGGGTGTATACGACTGATACCGCAAAAACAAGTGAAAATGTAATTACAGTCGAGTGCCTCGACAGAATGGCACTCTTTGACAGAAGTTATTCTTACAGCAGGCTTGCTTATCCCGCTACGCTGCGGGAGATTGTGTTGGACGCCTGCGAGGTTTGCGGAGTCCCTCTGCAAAATACAAATTTCCAAAACAACGATTACACGATTATGAAACGCCCGGAAGATGAGAACGTTACCTTTCGAGAGGTGCTTTCCAGTGTAGCCCAGCTATGTGTGTGCTTTGCCCGGATAAACTACGTGGGTGCATTAGAACTCAGATGGTACCCAGTAGAAATCTTTGAGATGGATTATGATGGAGGGAGTTTCAATATAGTTGAGCCCGAGCATCAAAAATATGCAGACGGCGATAAGCTGGATGGAGGAGACTTCATTCATTATGGCGGAAAACGCATTGACGGCGGAAATTTTGACCGGTTCAATAGTTATCACAGCATTTATAATTTGACGAGTGCAACCATCGAAACGGACGATGTCTTAATTACGGGGGTGGAGTTATCAACGACGATAACAAAGGTTACCGAGGATGGAGAAGACAGTGAGGACATAACATTCAGCTACGGAAAAGAAGGATATGTAATTCGGATTGAAAACAATGTTTTGGTGGACGACGGGAAAAATGCCATCGTCCATATAGGAAGCCACCTTATCGGGTTAAAGTACCGCCCTTTAAGTATAACTTGCTTTCCTAACCCAAGTATCGAAGCTGGAGACGTAGCAATAGTTACGGATCGGAATGGAAATTCATATCAAACAATCATTGGAGAGCTTTCCTATACGGTTGGCGGAAATATGACGATTAATGCTCCGGCAGAATCACAAAGTGAAAACCAATCGGTCCGGTTTGATGCCACGGCTAAGCTGGTGCAAAGAGTTAAAGAGACGACAAAGCAAGAGGTCAGCAACTACGACATTCAGGTTAGAAAGCTAAACAATTTGATGGCGAACGCAATGGGGCTCTACCAGACAAAGATGGAGGATTCATCAGGTGGAGTTATAAATTACATGCATGACAGCCCGAAGTTAGAGGATTCCACGGTAATCTGGAAGATGGCACTAGAAGGGTTTGCAGTTAGCCTGGACGGAGGGGAAACTTACACGTCGGGTATCACGAAGGATGGCAATGCCGTTTTAAATATCTTATCCGCGGTTGGGATCAATGCAGACTGGATCACTGTCGGCGGCCAGGATAACACAGACGGGACTCTCAATGTGAAGGATGCAGCGGGAAACACCCTCGTTAGACTCGGAAAGGACGGAATCACCCTCCAAAACGGGGCCAAGTTAATTGGTGGAAATGGGGTCTTGAGCACATTTTCCTTCACAAACACTGGGGATAGCGGAAACCCCGGGATGAATCTCTTGGGATTTTTTCTCGAGCCGAATGTACGCACTAAAAACACCATTGACGTTTACATCCCGCCGGGGTTTGTAATCACGGAGGCGTATGTTACGTTGACTCATGCGCCTCTGATCGGCAGTAATTTTGTGGGGTACGCCCGCAATGTAAGACTCTATAAAGTTGAAAATCCGGAAAACTACTATTGGGCAGCATATGCGGGCGGGCAGGCAGAACCAAGCGACGATGACACTGAGGAAATTAAGGGGGCTTTTGGAACATATGGCTTTACTGCAAGTGTACCGACATCTCAATCGCACCGGACGGAGATAAAACGCAGTATTAACATAAAAGACAGTATTGAAGTAAACAAATACAATAGGTTTTTAATCATGTCTGCGGATAGCATCCCGACGACACAAATGGGGTGCCTACAAAAATCTGGTGCAGTCATGGCTGTACTAAATGTGACCGGATATATGTCGTAGAGGAATGGAGGTAGAAAATGGCTATTCAGATCAGGAGAGGACCGGTGATTAAGCTGGACCCAAACAAGTTGTCGCCGGCGGAATTTGCTGCACCGCTGGATACGGGGGAGTTACACTTTTGCTTTACTCCGGGGGAGACAAAGCAGATTGTTTTCTCAGAAGATGTGGTCGAAATTATAGACGCTCATACCGGAGAAGTGGTGGCGACGCTTACGGCAGATGTAAAGAGGGCCGTTGCGGATGCGGAATCAGCGACAGAATATGCAAATACTTCTGCACAAAAAGCAGTAGAAAAATCTACACTTGCAGAATTGGCAGCAAGTAAGGCAAATACAGTGGCCGAAGATCTTGTGATACGAAAAAATGCTGGGGAGTTTACCGGGCCACAGGGGCCGCCGGGGGAAGCAGGTGCAAACGGCATTGTAACGACAATGGAGGGGCAATACGGATTTGAAATCCGGGAAGGCCATTTATATTTGGTATATCCAGACGGAACGACTCCGCCTGATATGAGGATTGATGATGCAGGACATCTAATTTTAACAATTTAAATCAGGAGGTAAAGAAATATGGCAGAAATAGATTTAGGGAAGGTAGTAGGACCCCAGGGGGAACCAGGGGCAAAAGGAGACACTGGTAAAGAAGGGCCGCAGGGACCACCCGGACCGGAGGGAGTTGTAGACGGAAATAGTACAATAACATTTGTTACACCCGAGGCATATCAGGAGCCACAATCCGGAGATTCAATAGCAAATTTGTTTGGGAGATTTAAGAGATGGATTTTGAATTTACAGGATAATTTAGGACCACTAAGCAGTCTAAAAACACCGGATAAAAGTAGCACTGTTGCTGCGGTAAATGCAAACTACGACTCTATTGCACAGCTGGAGGAGGATGTTGGGAACCCGACGGATCTGACGACGGATGCAAAAGAAGTGGTGGGCGCTGTTAATGAACTAAATTCGGATTTAGATACGTTAAAAACAACTACAGTATGTTGTTACACAGGATCAGGGATCGTCTCAACTCCATTGATAGAAAGAACATGGAATACATGGATAGATGCTCCAGGAATAGGCAAAACACCACTTGCAATTATTCCAACATGGAGCAATACGAATGTAGTGTTACAGCTGCGTTATCAGAGTGGATCTATCCAGATTTTACCTCAGGCTGCGGTAAATAATATTACTATTCAGTATGCTATTTTATATTTTAATTGAATCAGAATTTAGTTAAGGACTGGAAGGTCCTTTTTTTATTGCGACATCGAAACAGGGGAGATAAATATGGAAATACGAGCAGGACCGGAAACGGTCTTTTTCTTTTGCTAAAAAATATATAAGGAGAGGGCGAACAATGCTACAACAAATTTTAGCAGCGTGTGGTGCAATCAGCATCATCGGCGGGGCCGGGGCAGTGATCTATAAGGTCGTGCACCCGGCCTTTAAATTCAAGAACCGGGTGGAAAAGCTGGAGGAGCACTCGGAAAAAGATTACAAGCGTCTGGTTAATCTGGAGGAGATGCAGAAACAGCAGAATAAATGTCTGGCGGCAATGCTTAATCACCAGATTACCGGAAACGGTATCGACAACATGAAGAAAATCAGAGATGAACTCCTTGAAAGTATCATCGACAAGTAGAAAGGAAGGTACGAATATGAGAGATTGGAAAAAGTGGGGACGTGCCGCAGGAATTAGGGCGGTAAAGACGATGGCACAGACAGCGGTAGCTATGATGCCAGCAGCGGCAACGATTACCGCGGTAGACTGGAAAACAGTTGCCGGGACAGCGGTATTGGCCGGAGTAGTATCTATACTTACATCTGTAGCGGGGTTACCGGAGGAGGGCGAGTAATCGCCCTCTTTTCTTTTCGGAAAGGAGAAATAAATGGGATTAAAATTTAAAAAGAAGTTTGCTCATAAAAGCAACTACGGCGGCAAAAGAAGCACAAAGGATATAGATTATATCGTAGTGCATTATACTGGCAATGACGGAGATACGGCATTGAACAACTGCAAATACTTCCAGGGGGCGAGCAGACATGCATCCGCACACTATTTTGTCGATGGTGGGAAATACATCTATAAATCGGTACCGGTTAGTAGTGTAGCGTGGTCCGTGGGTGGGTGTTATTCTACGTCCGGGGCAGCGGGAAATTATTACAAAAAATGCACGAACGCAAACAGCTTGTCTATAGAGATGTGCAACAGTGCCGGGAAGGTGCCGGGGAATGTCCGGGAGCAGACAATCGAACTGGTCAAATTTCTAATGAAGAAATATGGCATTCCAGCATCACATGTGATCCGTCATTGGGACGTAAACGGGAAAGTCTGCCCGGAACCATGGGCCGGCGCAACAAATTCGTGCTGGTCAGATTTTAAAAATGCAATAGGCGTTAAATCTACGGTGAAGAAGTATACAGCGGTAAAAAAGGACTCCGGGAAAAATGCGATCCGCTGGCTGCAAAGTAAATTAAATAGCCTGGCGCAAGGTGCGGATATTGCAACAGACGGCATCTGGGGACCGGCAACGCAGAAGAAATTAGAAATGTACTGGAAGCAGCTTGGCTGGAAGAAAGGCAGCTATGCAGGAAAGAAGACCTGCACGGCTCTGTATAAGAATCGTAAAAAATAGCAGAAGAAAAGCCCCGGAGTGATCCGGGGCTTTTTTAAATAGCAGAATTAAATGTGAATAGCATTATTTTATATTTTAAATCCCAATATGGGTCTGCCGTTTATTTTATTATACTCTTTTTCTCGCTTTATTGCGAATTTTACCACTTATTTTTTTCGTCTAGCAACAAGTGCCCAAGGCACTGTGCAAAATCCCCTGTCCAAGATAAAATATTTTGATGAAATACTGCGCTAGGGAAAATAAGATCTAAAACAAAAGGTGGCTGAACCGGGAATAACTCTATTTTGTTAGGTATGATCGGTTCTGCGATTTCAATCATCTGTTTCCATACATTCTTTGCTTGCATTTTGTTGCAAGCACCTGCGGTGGCTAACACAATGTCATCACCGACTTTGATGGTGGCTATATAGCCACTGTGTTCAGTTGTCAGATCCATTGTTGCTCCGTCAAGCAATTCGATGGGATCTCCCTCTTTTGTGGTTTTAATTAAATTTGTCAGATACTCAATTGTTTCTTTTTGGACATCTTCCGTAGATGATATCCTATTGTGCCTGGTGTTTATCGTATAATGATTAATTTTCATATCCTTAGCCCTTCTATTTTTATATAATTGGATTTCCTGTCTCTCTGTCTATAAATTCGATCTTCAGGTCTGCACCTAGGGCATTTGCTACTTTTTCCAACTCTGAAATCTTGAAAGATCCCCTTCTGTACTTATTGTTCATGTTCTGAGGTGTCTGCCCTGTACGTCGGGCAAGTTCCGCTTCGGAAATATTTCCTTTTTTAACTCTACACAGACTTATATACTCTCTTATGTCCATTTCTGTTTACCTCCTTTTTCTACAGTATACACTTTTATTTTTATAATAGCAATTAAAAAGTAGAAGAAATATAAAAAAGTTTATAAAAAAGAGTTGACAGTATATAAAAAAAGGTGTATAGTGTAATTACAGTAAAGGAAACGAGTTAAACAAAAGGAGGAAATGAAAATGAAAAAATACAATTTATCAAAAATTATGAAAAGAGCATGGGTGCTGGTAAAAAGATTTAAAGAAACCATTTCCTCCGCATTGAAAAAAGCATGGAGGGAAGCAAAGATGATAGCATTAAGAGGATCAGAAAAACAGGTTGCATGGGCGAACGATATAAGAAATAAAGGACTTGAAATCTGCGAAGAATACGACTTTTCTTTTGCAAAAGAAAAATTTCAGTCCGAAGATTCTGCAAAATGGTTTATCGATGGATGGAGAGGCCTCACTAGAAAAGGGTATAAGTTTGACATGATAGCCAATTTAATGGAACTTAATATTCAGGAGGAAACTAGGATAATCAGAGAAAAGACCGGAAAAGCGATTGGGCACAAGGAGCAGATGCAAATCCTCAACTCCTACAGCGAGAAATATCGCGATATAGATTCAGAAGTAGATTACAAGTTAGATAAATTGTGGATGGATAGTCAATATTTATGGGGCAGAAGTATTTCAGGTCAGTAAAGGAGGAGACGAAAATGAGATTTATAGATTTAAATAAGGAAATCGAATCAAGAGAAAAGGCGATTGCCCGCCAGATAAAAGAGAGCGGACTTACAAAGGAACAGCTTAGGCAAGCAGATCATTTTAATTACTTCTATGACAAGTATTTTATCCGAGGTAAGGGAAGCGTAGACGAAGATATAAAAGCTAAAAATATATTTTGGGATATCGCAAAAACAGAGATGGAAAATTTCGATTACAAAACAGCCATGCAAATCGAGCGTCAAAAAGATGTCTTGGATGTACTTAAAGAAGTGCAGAGAGACAAAGGATTTCTGATGTACGGAAATGGGGGATTGTGTGGTGCCTATTATACATTTTCTTCGTGCCAATTTAAGAATGGAAAAGAAATAATAATCTATACGTGGGATGCAGATTTAGATTGGGTACAGGATATAGAAATAGATAATTTTTTGGAAGATAACGAAGAACTCAAAGAAGATGAGGTTTTCCGAAAAATGCTCGCAACTATTTGAGCATTCACCCGCCCCGGAGGTTACGAGGGCAGGAAGATGGAAATAATGAGCAACAAAGATTACAGAGAAATGCTTATAAAAGGCATATTGGAGTTTCAGACAAGAAACCAATTTTGTAGGGAATATTTAGAGAAAAAAAGCATCAGATCACTGGAAAAAATCTACGATAACGTAGACTAGGGACAGGTCACATGGTAAAATTAAAGAAAGTGGAGGTAAGAAAGATGAATAATATAGTAGAGAAAGCAAAAGCAATGGATCAGTTTAATAACGATTTCCCGGATGTGGAAGTAGGGGGGGCAATAACCCTGGCTGAGATCTGGGACGGCACAGGAGACGTGCCTGAAGATTCATGGAGCATCCAGATCACGGACAGTGATTGGATCAATTACTGTTTTGAGGTAATAGAAGAAAAAGAAGATCCTCTCGATAATGTAATCAGGATCACGGACATAGAACTTTTATAGATAATGTAAAGGCCCGGCAGGCAGCCGGGCAGTGCATAAAAATAGTCGTAATAATAGCCGTTAGGCCCTCTAAGAAGCGGGTAGTTTGTCGTAAATTTGTCGGCGGGGCCTTACAGACCGCATAAAACCGTGGTTCCGTGTTTCATTAATAGGAACGTGCTCTCCAGGGAAAGCTGATTGAAAGAGAAAAAGGGATTGCGGTCCGGCAGTCTCTCACAAAGGCATTACAGCAGTCAACGGAAAATGAGAGAATGCACGGCCATGCGTATTCTACTTACACGAACTGTATTTATAAGGTGCTATTCGGGATGAACGCTAAACAACTCCGTGAAAAGTATGGTGTAGATAAAAAGGAGAATCTAAGGGATTATTTATCAGAGGAGGATCTAAGAGCTGTGCAGTCTATGGAATGCCTTGTAAGCGGATTGGTTGACTGCGGCTGGGGATACGATCAGATCAGGGAGTTTATCAGGCAGAACAACAGTGCAAGGATTGCAGCATAACCGCATGAGAGGCCGGGATTTCTCCCGGCCTTTTTTTGTTTCCAAGTCTTGTGTTATAATAAATGAATAAGAAGTGAGGGGGTGTAATTTTGAATATTGATCCTGCAAAGATAAAACGACTGGTAAAGATCTATAGTGAATTAAGCGAGGAAAATCAGATAAAGTTATTAAGTAAAGCGATTTCATTGAGTGCTGAACAAACACAATATGAGCGAATAAAAAAAGAAAAGATAGAATTTAAAAACAATGAGGCACTTAAGAGTGAGGTGCAGCGAAGGATAAGCGAAGATCTAAAGGACGCTGAGGAGTTTTATAATTTGTTAAAAAAAGCCGGACCGAACGAAATGGCAATTATAGCGATGGTCATAAATCAATTATCCGGCGGTAAATTGACCAAGAAAGTTGACATTTCTATAAATATTACGGAGAGAAATTTGACTATAAAAGAGTTAATTGATGAACAAGTCCCAGGAGCTGATTATGAAAAAGCCTTGGTTAATGTGAATGCTTTCTTTGAAGAATATAATACAGAGAAAAAATAGCCCGTATGTATAACCGGGCTATCTGTGCGCGGTAGGCAATGTCTACCGTTTGCCTACCGTCTATAAGTTCTTATATGATTTTTGTAAGAATAATAAAGTCTTATATAAAAAGCAGATTCCTAACGGATGGCTATTTTACGTCACTTGTGGGGACATTATAGCATAATAAAATATGAAACAGAAAACGGTTTAAAGATACGGGGCACGTAGAAACAGTTTGTCTTTTGTCACGTAAATAAGCGGTCTTTTGAATGTTTGTGGTAGTAAGTTATGCCGACTGCCTACCTCTTGCCTACCTATAATAAAATGGTAGGCAATTACTTCATAGTCTGCTCAAAAATTTCTACGGCATTGTCTTGCAGTTTGTCCGTATTGAAAACGTAACGGTCTAGTGTGGTTTTAATGTCACGATGGCCAAGACGTTCCATAACCGTCCGGGGCCATGCGCCATTTTCGGCAAGAGTGGTCCCGTGGGTGTGGCGGAGACAATGGTGGTGGAACAATGGATTGTTTAAGGAATAATGGACTACCCTGGCACAGTATTTGAATGTATCAGTAGTGGTCAGCTCTCCATTTTCTTTGACAGCAACAGGCCATATTTCTTTATATGGAACAACGATGTCAGCTCTTGCCTGCGTTATAGTCCCATCATCCGCTAAATAAGTTTTCATGTAATATGATCCATAATGGGCTATATTCCTTTTTCGGGTTTCAATTTCTGCCTGAAATGCATCTATTAGATCCTTTCCGACTTTGATTGTCCGGAAGGAGTCATATTTAGGATTGCATAGAACCCAGCTTTTATTTTGCTTTTGCATTTGATGATTTATAGATAAAGTTCTATTGTCTATGTCGACGTCTTCCAGCAGATCGATACCATAGCTTTCTCCTAAACGGAGTCCAGCATAAAATCCGGTCATCAAAGGTAGAAAAAAGTGGGTATTTGCAAAGCGATTAATGATGATATTCCATTCATCTAATGGAAGGACATAATCAGTTTTTGCCTTTGCATCTTTGTCAACTGGTACGTTTGGAACTATGACATTATCGCATGGATTAATACGGATATACTTGCAAGGGTATACCGCATATCTCAGCGCACCAGAAAGGCAGGCAAAAGTGTTGAAAATCATGCTTTTTGAAAGACCTTTCTTTACTTTTAAATCATCCACCCATAGCTGGATAACATCTGGTTCGAGGGACATAAGACGATATTTCCCCAATCCGGGCTTAATGTGTATTCGTATTTTACTTCCATAATCCCTTTGAGTATTATAAGAAAGGTGCTTTTTAACGTAGTTCTCAAACCAGTAATCTAAATAGTCTGAGACGGATAATTCAGACGGCGTAAACACCCTCCCGCAGTTATCATACTCGGCCTTGGCCTGCGTACCTGCGGCCAGCGCTTCTGCCTTGGTTGCAAAGCCGCTTTTTGATATAGGCTGCCTTTTTCCGTTTATTCTTGCACCTTCAAAACTATACTCCCATTTCTTTCCTCTTTTGCGTGTTCTTAATTCACCCATATTATATCACCCTTCCTAAAAATGAGTATAAAAATAACACCTTGCCAGGCGCCTAAAAGAAATGATATAATCTAAGTGCTTATATTAGATGTTCGTTTCTGGGCGACCAGCAATGTATATCTTAGTTTCCGTCCGGTTGCCACCGGGCGGTTTTTTTGATTACTTTAATAATTGCTCTTTTTTCTTTTCAAATTCTTCCTGAGTCAATACTCCTAAATCAACCAATTCTTTTAGAGATTTTAAAGCAGAAGCAATATTTTGAATATCCTCTGCATTATCAGTAGTCTGAAAATTGTTATTAAACTGAAAACATTTGATCTGTGCATCAATATCAGAATTACAATTTATAACGATACTTGCAAATTCTCCAGTTTCTATATTTTTTAGCTTGATCACAGACCTAGACATAACCTCAACTTGTTGCTGGGTAGTGTCTACAGTGCCATCTTCTTCATATTTTTTCTTACCTTTTCCACCTGCTCCAATAGCAGCGCCAACAGCGGTTCCTACACCTGGCATTAACATAGTTCCAATTACTGCACCTGCTGTCATTTTCCCTGACTTCCCTTTTTTCTTTTCTTTTCCTTTTTTGCTAGAAACGGTCGTTGTTTTTGTCTCATACATTGGCCCGTCCCAAATATAATCAATTAATGCAAATCTATCATAATAATTTTTATTAAAATACACAGAACCATCTTTGCGCTGATACATAATTGCATAGGTACCTGCGTTCACTGAGTTTTGACCGGATTTAATATTTAAACTCATTTTCACGTAGTCTTTTTGATCTTCCTTAAATTTGGATATTTCAGCTTTCTTTTTTTCCAATTCAATTTTTTCTTCTTCGGTCATGTTCCCGCTGATCTCTTTCAAAAAATCTCCGAATCCCATGATATCATCCTCCTTTACATAAAAAGTTTAAAGTTACATCCCTCTATAAGTGTATTAATAGTTTATTTAATCTTGAGTTTTATTAATTCCTCGCTATACCCTAACATTTTTGCAATTTGTCCGATTGTATACTCCTGATATTCCGTTATAAATTCATCGGGTATTAGAAGCTCCATTGCGAATAGATTTGCTTGGATTTCTAGTTTATCCACAGACAATAGAGTTTTAGAAGCTAAAAATACACTATTGACGTCAGGATGAAGCTGAGAATGTCCAAGTTCATGGGAACAGGTATAAATTGTTTCAGATTCATTTAAGTTGTAATTGATGTGTATCTGTTTTTGTCGCAACACTTTATTGTAATATCCTTTTAATCCACCTAAATCTTCAAAAATTACTTGAATATCAAGATTGTCAGCAAGTTCAAATGGATTGTTTGTGTGATATTTATTTTTAAGCCTAGAGACTCTTTGTTTGATATTCATGTATATTTTCCTCCTTTTATTTATCTTTATTATTACGATATTTTTTAGGAGTAAACTTTTCCTTTGCGTTGATTTTAGCAACTCTTAGGCTGTTTTCTAAAGACGCTTTCAATAATTCTTTTGTAGTTTCATCTAAAGCTTCTCCATTAAACATAAGAGCTTGTTGATTATTTTCCAAGTCCTCTAGCATCGTATCTAACCGTTTTGCTATATCTTTTTCATCCTTATTCGTAAAAGTATTTTTCTCAATACGGGAATGTTCCAAGTCGGAATTTGCCAAATCATTCATATTTACATTGAAGAGCACTGCCAGTTCTTTCAATTTGTTCAGCGGTGGTTCCGATGTCCCCATTTCCCATTTTTGTATGGTTGTATAAGACTTATAACCAAGTTTTTCGGCTACATCATCTTGTGAATATCCCATTTTTTTTCTTAAATAACGAATATTCTTTGCAAGTGCCATATATTCACCTTCTTTCTATATACGTACTATAACATTTACATGAAGAAAATTCAAGTGTATTTTAAGAAAGCAAGAAAGAAGTTGAAAAAAATTCAAGTACGCTATTGACACATGAAAATAATTCATGTATAGTTAATGTAAAGAAAGGAGGTAAAAATGGAGCAACAAAAATACTCTTTAAGATCGGAAGAGCGTCGT